CCCGGCTGTGAAGCGGACGGTCGCCAAACCGTCATATCACTACGCTGGTTGAGGAACTAATGTTGTCCGGGAAACCAACCCGGTGGTTAAACAACATAACTGGGAGAGGGGGTCTGTCAAGCCCCACGGCGAAACGGTGCCGTTCTTGCTCGTGAAAGTGAATTTAGTAGTCAATCGTTGTCAACATAGCCAAAATCGGTGCATCAAACTGCTTGCCGATTTCCATCCGCATCAGCTCATCGTGGAAAGCGGTCCAATCCACGTTGCCGTATCGGGCTGACAGCCTGGCAAGACCATCAGTCGTTGGGACTGAGGTCTCGCGTGTCGTGCGTTCTAAAGCATAAGCTGTGCCATGTCCAATATGTTCTTTGTGGCATACCTCAATGTCGCGCTTCCAAAAGTCGAAGAACGCACGAACCGCCGGAATGTGAGGCAGTGAGTCGTGGCCTTGAGCCATCATATGCATCCATCGTTTTTTAGCAACATCGAGAGGCACGATTTCGCGCCGTTCGATCCGCGTCGCCATCTGAATACCCATTTTGGAACCGCACTTGAGAGCCTTCATCACGGAAGACGGCAGCTTATACCAATGGTGGGATCCATCTTCTGATGGCAACCAACAGCCTTTTAAGAACGTACCAACGGTCCTCAAACCACCATTGCTATGCGTCAACAACAAACCGTAGGACTCCGCAGTGCGCAGGAGTCCAGCCACATCACGATCGGGATTGGCCTCAAAAGCAGCCAAAAACACTCCCATAACCAACACGCTGTTTCCGACAGAGGTTCGGGTGGAACCTGTAGGGCGTTGGTCGAGTTGAAGAGTGAATTTCCCCAAAGTGCGGGTGCTAGCGGCGACTGAACGAGACAACTGGTGATAAAGATCTATATATTCACCACGATAGTTCAGAAGATCTGTCCAGGCACGGAAGATTGAGGTCTCGGCATCCATTGCACGACGCTGCAGACTGCGATCACATGACGAGAGATCGAACTCAATCCAGTCCCCGAACAGACCGTTAGCAAGAAAGTTTGTGTAGAAAACGTCGTCACCGTGGACAAGAAGCAACTCCCAATTGTTGTGAAAAGCTGTGTTGTAAATCATGTCCAATTCAACATTGGATAGACCAAGGGCACACACAGCCAGAAAAGAGGGACTTACAAGGAAACGATCAATATCCTCGAGTTTGAGACACTTGATGGTCGACGTGAGATGCCAGTCCAGGGGGCCGACAACCATGTTGACATCACTGGCGACATTCTCAACCACTCTTCCGTAGATACCTTTTGGGGAGCTGTGTTTGAAGAGAACTTCGTCCTGCTTGAGGTGGCATTGGGTCTGGGAGGCAGAGGACAACAGCCGAGCACGGGTGCGCACGTCAAAGCCGAGTAATTGCTTGTAACGCGCGGACCGCCCACTTTTGATCTGATGTTCATACCAACCTTGCCACAGTGTCTCGTAATCAAGAACATGAAGGTTCTGGTTCACGACGGCGTTATGCAAGTAATGGGTCATCAGTGCGATGGGCCGATCCCAAGGCACACTGACGACTGGACCCCCATCGGGCCGACGAAGCTGCTTGGCAAGCCGACCCGCGACCATGATAGCATGATGTCGGTCATTCGACAAACCCGCTGGCGACCAAGCCCCTGCATCATCGACCAAATCGGCCACCCAAGTGAGTTGCCTGCCGGTAGGAGCGGGATCATCCAACGTGTCAATCAAAGCTTCAAGGTCAACTGGCGTCAGTCTCTTGTGCTCAAACTCAATTCTTTGTGTCGGGGATACGTCAATCACGGCAGGACGCTCGGGTCGGCGAGCACCCCAGGACACTCTCGTTCGTTGCGGCCTGAGGGTCCACCACAGGGTGAAACCGGCAGCAGCTAAAACTAAGAGCTGTTTCCATGGGAGTGCAAGCACGGCCTGAGGATCATTCGGGTCTAGTCCATTTAACATAGCTCCTGCCATAATTACACAGTAATTATAAACACCGTGGAGAGCGATTCCATAAGGAAGAGGAACGCAACCGAAAATGTTGTGAACCATCAATCGCCAGGCGTATTCTTCAAGGGAGCGGTCTGGGACATTGAACGTAGACTCGAACAATGCAATAGCAGTGGAGAAACCGATGCGTTTCCAATATTGGGGCCCACAGGACCGTTTGTAGAGTTCTTCGATCACAGGCGCAGCTAAAATGGCTGGCGCTCCCTTGAACAATGCAGCATACGGAGTGGAGGGCATGCGGGTCAAGGCGATACTGATCAAGGCCATACCACCGGCAGCCCACGCAATCACTTGACAACAAGTTCGGAACACCGAGAAATCGGCGGAGTTCTGACTCGATGCAATGCGAGCGGCGTTCGCGTGTCCGCCGTTCCGGATGTAACCGTTCAGACCGACACTATCCCTGTAATGTGCATGTGTCAAGATGGCTGTCAAGACATATGGACCACAAGGGGTTTGGATCGGACTGAGTGCCACGTTGATGGCGATCAACGCGCGGGACATATCAGAAGCGGTGAACACGGAACAACCACGATGAGCATTGGCACCACGGATGTGTGTAAGGATCTGGGTGGGGTGATAATATTCAGGCCAGAAAGGAAGAAAACTGCACAAACGATCCACGAACAGTGGCATATCGAAAGGCACAATGAATGAGAACGGGAGCGGACGTCGTTCAATGGAGGGAGGAGGTGGGAGTGACGTGATAGCTGAGTCGAAATCGTCCCGAGTGCGGAGGACGGTCAGGCAGAACTGGCAATTGTGGGGCCAGTCATAAACGCGATCTTGATACCATTCCAAACCATCATGATAACCGGACACGTTCCACCACATCGGATCAGGGTGGGTCCAGGTACGATCTGTCGTAGCTTCAATCTGGTCTCCCTTACGAACCCAACAATAGCCTTCCATCACACCGGCGTCCCCATTGAAGCGATCGTGCACAATGTAGACGGTGTTGACGTTCGGGGCGAATCGACGGGCGAGTCGGAAGCAATCGGCAGGCGTGTAGTGATGGTAGACGTGGACCATGAGTGCGTCAGTACAGTCAACAGCGTCGTCCTGTCTCAAGCCGTCACTCGGGTCGTGACGGAAACCCACGATACGGGCTTCACGACCAAAGTTGGCGAAACGGTATGAACGTTCGTGACCGAAAACATCAGCAAACAAAGTGCCAGCAGGCATACTACGGACAGCCCTACGAATCAGAGTTGTTCGGAAATAAGCATTGACAGCATGTGGATTGGGCATAGGTAACGCATTTGATTCAGCTACCAAATTCAGGTTTGGGGCGCGCACGGGGGGGGGTGGGGGTCCCCCAGGCGCTCCGACGATTGCGGCTCGGGCAGCCGTCGGATCGCGAACCTCCGGTCGTCTATAGGGAAGACGCCTAGAGTCTAACTCTTTCATCAACGTTGTCGATCCGTTGAATTGGGGAGCCCTAAGTGCATCGAACTGACGGTCCTGTGCAGGGACGGCTGCCAGCCGAGCGTTCAAAGCAACTACGGTGGGTGGCCGATACTGCACACCGATGGGTAATTGCCCGAACAGCTCCAACCATACACGACGACGGTGTGGGCTCAACCAAAGGGCGAGGGGCCGGACAACAGGAACAAGCCTTGCAGCGCCAAGCAACCATTGGGTGAGTACCAGACCACGATATGCAGATCCAGATTGAAGCTCAAAGGGGTAAGAGTAGGATTCGTGAGCCGGTGAGAAAGCTAGACGGTGGAGTATACGGAGAGGAAGCAACACAACACCCAGCCCGGTCAGAGCGACCGCCGACAATAATGCACTCTTTACTGTAGAAATAAATGAAGTCGAATTCATGACACGGCTTATAGACTCTACG